CGACCTGATCGACTTGCAGTTTGCCGTTGGCATCGCGCCTCTTGGCTACGACCATCCACTGGCCGAAGCGATCCAGAGGAAAAATAGTTTTCCGCGCATCTCTCTCGTCGAACTGCGCGCGTTGATCTCGGCGGTGGCTTTGGCGAGTGCATCCGGATCTGAGATCTCACGTTGCAGTTCGGAGATCGTCGCCTGCCGTCAGCGCTTCCCAGGAGTCATGGAAGAACTGCTGAATCTGGTGGTAGACCTCGTAGCCCTTTTCGCTGACGCCGTATAGAGGTCACCGGTGCGGGCCAGTTCCTCGGGAGAGAGCTTGCGTTGGAACGTGTCGCTCGCCTTGGTGGCGGCAAAGGCGAGATCGCTGACGGCTTGCGCCTGCTCGGCTCCGAGATTGCGCCATGCCTTGGCGATCTCCCCGCCCCGGTCCTTCCACCGGAAGACTTCTATCTCCAGCCGGTCCTTTGGCCTGAAGCATCGCCTGGATGGGAGCGAAGTCCTTGAATTTCCAGGCCGCCCAGCGGAACTGGGTGAGGAGGCGCTGCAACTTCCCGAAGCTCTTGACCGAATCCCCGAACCGCCGCGTGCGCGTCCGAACGCCCCGGGTCGGTGGCGTCGGGCATCGCACCTAGCGGCGGCTCTACGGGCGGCGGCGTAACTGGGCCGCTGGCTGGCCCGTAGACGAGCCGGTGGGCTGGGTGGGCTGTGAGGGACGGCTGAGCGGCAGCGGGCGCTCCTGGGCCGTTTGCGGGCCAAGAATGGTGGTTCCTGCGGCAGTCAGCTTCTCTCGCCTTGACCAGATCCTGCGCCTGCGCGAATACCTGCGGAGCCACCACCCGCGCCTCCGGGCCGAACTTGGCGACGATGTGCTCAATGGCGTTGCCGAGCTTGATCGCGCCGGCCCGTATGTCATCGGCGATCACTACCGCCATGTCAGTAATCCACTCGACATCGGCGAAGGGATTGGATGAGAGCGTGGTGCCGCGCTTGGCGAGCCGTTCCTTCGAGGCTGCCACCCTCGCCTGCCAAGCCGAGGGTTCCTGCATCCCGCCGGGCTGGAGAGTCTGCTCGGTAAACACGTCCTCGCTGCGCCGGCTTGCGGGCCGTTCGGACCCTCGACCACCATGTCGGCATCAGGAACCGTGGTGGTAGGAGCCAAGTTCTCAATGCATCCAGCCTGACAAGGCGCGCCGTCTCCGGACCGAGGTCTGCATAGGGCCTGCCGAAGAGGGACTGAGAGATGCGCTCACTCTCGGCATCGACCGGAGACGCAGGTGCCGCTGGCTGGGGAGGCTGGATCTCGACGCTCGGCTGCGCAGCGGGAGCAGGAGCAGCAGCAGCAGGAGCCGTCCTGCATCGATCAACAGGGTCGAAGCCCCTTCTCGTCCGTGCGATGCCGTCTCAGCCGCCCATGCGTAACTCCGGGTGCCTGAGGGAGGAGCGGAGTCGTGGTGTAGCGAGCTGTAGCGGGGCCTTAGCCTCATCGGCCATCGTTGGAGGGGCCGAAGCGGACCGGACGCAGGCGGCGCAGTACCACGCCTCCCCGCAGCAGCCGCTGTATGTCGTCCCGGTTGTAGCTTCGGCAGCACGGGCCGCGCCGCTTGTCTGGATAGGGTTATCGAATGGACTACGGGATCTTGTCGCTCCCGGCCGGGAGGAGGAGGTGGCGGCACCGGGAGGTGGTGAGTGGGACCGGTGCTGCCTGGGCAGCCTTCGATGGACGAGCCGCCACATGCGTCCCGCCTTCGATGAACATGCCGAGCAGGAAGTTCTCCATCAGCCGCCAGAACGGGATCTTTCACCGGGATGCCTAAGAAATTCTCGTGCAGGATCGCCATGATTTCCTGCACTAACTCAGTGCCGACCGCCGACACCAGCCGTCGAGAGTAATCCCTTGGTGACGCCTCTCAGTTGCAGCCACGGGCCGAGGGTGTCGAAAGCGCTGATGAGTAAGCCGGTGAATATGCCCGCCGCCGGAGCATTGACTTTCTCCTTGAGCGCCGTGTTATAGCGCTCCCCGATATTGTTGACGGCGTTCATCAGGATGCCGCCGAAAGGACCGGTAAGCGCGGTGGCCGCACCCGCAGCGGCAAACTGCGGACCCATTTTTCCCACGCCCTGCGCGAGCCATTGCGGTGCCTTGGTGATGTCGCCCGTCACGTCCTTGAGCGAAGGCCCCTGCTTGAACTTCTCGAAGGCTTCGGTGATGGGTTTCTTTGTAACTTGACCCCACTCAGGATCGTAAGTAACGGTTCCCTTTTCGTACTGTAAAGGACTCCATTCTTTGGCTTTGCCGAGAGCCTTCGGAATGACGTTGAGGTCGGCAGGTTTAGCGCCGCGCATCCGCTCGCCGAAGCGGATGAAGGGTTCGTCGATGTTTGCCTTCAACTGGGCTAAGGCTTGAGCGGTGCCCACCGCGTTTTCGTAGACGGTGCCCATGTTTCCCAGTGCAGCCGTGGGAATCCCGCCGACACCGAGCGCCCTCTCCACCCAGTTGGGTGAAGGAGCAGGTTCAGGCGCGGCAGGAGGCGGCGCCACGGTGAGTTGAGGCACGCCGCTGGCTCGGGCGCCGGCGCACCAAAGACTGGCGCAGAGGGACTCTGTTGAGGAAGCCCCCCTGTTGCAACCGTCGGGGATACCGCCGTTGTTGGCGACGGAGCTTGAGTTACCAGACGAGCGCCTGGCGGGAGAGGAGGCACTACCTCCGGAACCGGAGTAATCAGCCGAGCACCGGGAGGCAAGGGCGGCATCCCGCCACTTACCTGCACCTGAGCAGGACCAGTAACTAACCGAGCGCCGGGAGGAAGCGGAGGTATTACCGAGGCCGGAGAACCCATTGTCCACCCTTGAGATCCCAGACATTGCCCTTGTCATCGGCTGCGGTTTGGGACTGCCCCTGTGGCGCAGCGGCGGGACCAACCTGCGTGGAGGGTGCGGATTGGTCCTTTATCTCCTGCAACAGCTTTTGCGTCTCCAGCGCCATCTCTTGATCGAAGGTCATTGGAGGGCCAGCAGTCTTCGCGCGCTGCTCACGCTCATCCGAAGACATGTTCGGATCGTTGGCAGTAGCATGCTTCGCGAGAATATTCTTGCGGGCCTGCTCCTGTACGTCCCCAAACTTAGGAAGCTTTTCCTTGGCGGCGTTCGCCCGCTTCAGAGCTACCTCGGCTTCGTTGACGGCAGCGTTCCGCGCACAATCTCTGCTTTAGATTTGTTATTCCGGACGGCCTCGTCGAGTTCCTTCTTGCGGGTATTGGCGTTCGCCCAGGCAGTGGCTTGGGCTTGGTAGGCAGCCCTCGCCTGCGCCTCGTAATTCGCCTTGAGAGCGTCGGCTCTCTCCTGATCGATAGTGGTCCGCTGCTCTTCGGTAGTGGCTTTTCGCCTCTCCGTATTGGCCTTATCGATAGCCTCCATCTCCCTGACAGCAGCATCCTGCCGGGCTTGGTTGCGCTTTGCCCTTCGCATCCTCGGCTTCGTCCTTGATTTTCTGCTGCCGCGACTTGCTCTCAGCTATCTCCTGCTCGCTCTTCAACTTATCGATAGCAGCCTTATCCTGCTTCGCCTTCACTCACGTTCCGCTAACTCTCTGGCAACCTGCATCTGCCTCTGCTGGGCGAGCGTGTTATACCCCGCAGTTACTGCGTTAACGGCGTTACCAATGCCGCTCTCTCCGGGGTATCTGGCGCGAGTCATCTGCTGCCCTGCGGCCAGCGCAATACCGGCTAAGCTGGGTCAGTCAACCTATCCCAGATACCGGGTTTCTTAGCCTCAGCAGGCGGCTGCCATGTGCCCGCACCGGGACTTCCAGGAGGAATAATCGTATCAATCAACTTGTTGTCTTTGTCGAAGACGCGCTTAGTCCCATCGTTGTCTTCCTCTACATAACCTCCGTCCGGATCGTAAGTCGTTTTAGCGCCTCTCTGTCGCTGCCGGTTTTGGAGTAACAGTCCCGAGAGTCTCACCGAGCGATGGCGGCATCGTGCGCGGCGCACCGGGAGTAGGCATGGTGGGTCTGCCGAGCACCTCGCCACGTTGGGCCATGCCGCCGCCTCCGTATCCAGGAGGAGTGCGGGCGTTCGGGTTGATCCCCGGCGTGCCGAACCCGGGTTGACCACCGGAGCGATGCCTCCGAACTTCTGCGCGAGAGCCATCAGCAATTGCGGATTAATGGGGGGAACTCCGGGCATTATCGAACTCCTGCGAGAAGCTGACCGATCGAGGGAATGGGGTTGCCGCGGCCTTGCGGCTTGAAGACGGGGGCGACGGGGGTGTGCGGGCCGAGGTGCGCGTAGGGCGCGGGCGTGGTGGTGGTGCCGCCCTGGAACGCGGCGAGCATGGGCAGCGCGGCGAGGAGCTTGCCCCTACTCCCGGCTGCTGCGGCTGTTGGCCCGGTTGCTGCGGTTGAGATTCGTTCGTATCGCGGAAACGTTTCTGTCGGCGTCTCTCTCGGCGGTGTCGTGATCACCGGCCCGTTTATAGGTGGTCTCGTCGTCGTCGGCGGTGTCGTCGGAACCGGAGCGAAATAGGTGTGGTAATCCTTGGCACTCGGATCAGTGAAGTAAGTGTAGGTATTACCCCTAGTAGGATCGCCGAAACTTGGGTCGGAGAAGTAGGTGTAGGTGTTGCCGCGCTCCTTCGGCGGGGAGGGATCAGTGAAGTAGGTATTGTATTGCCGTCCGCCGGCCGCCGCCTGTATCACCGCTACCGAGATCCCCGGTGAAATACGTCTTGTAATCTCCACCGTGCCTCCCGCTGTGGCCGCCTCCCGGCAGCTGACGCGAGGTAATCATTGAGGGTCGGGTCGCCGATGTTAGATGCCGATAGTTTGCAGAGGCTGGTTGTTGCCCCACACGTCAGTGAAAAGACGGATCTTGCGCGTGCCAGTGGGATCTTGCGGCTGGTTGACGGTCGTGCCCCTCGTTGACTGCTGAGGCGGAGCTGCTGGCTTTGCCTCAGGAACTCCCGGTACGCTTCCTCGAAGGACTGATTCTGGTAGTCCTACCGCTACCACCAGTCAATCTTCGAGCCACCAGCGGCCGGAGGAGGATTGCTCGTGGGGCCTCCAGGAGGACGATTGCCAATGTATTCCATGTTATGTCCTCCTGCCCAGAATCCGGCACCCGGCATCAGCGGCTGCGTGCTAGTGGGCGTGCCTACCGTGGTGCCAGTCCGGTCACGATCGGCGGCGTCCCGGCGGTCTGCCCCTTCTTCCGCATCTCCTCGATGATCTGCAACAAAGCCGGAATACTCAGACCGGCGCCGATGATGGCGCTCGCCGTACTCGGCTGCGGCACCTTCACCTCTGACTCCGCCTCGGCCCCGAACGGCTGCCGAATGAGGTTCCCATAGTTCAACAGATTCTCAGTACGGCAACCGCTGTTCATACTCGTACGGTTGGCATTCTCGTTCCGCTGCGCTTCCTCCTGCGCCCGGATCTGCGCGCCCACCGCCCCCGTGATCTGCCCCGGCGCCGTCAGGTTCGCCTGCAACTGCGGGATGTTCTGCATCGTCTGCATCGGCCTGCTGCTGCGCAGACAGATAGCCCTGGTTGGCGAGGCCAGACGACACTTCCCCCGCCACGCGCTCGGCATCGCGCACCGCCTGCGCCTCCCCGATCTCTGCCTCGAGCCGCCATAGCCGCCGCTGGCAATCCCCTGGTGCCGGATGGCCGGCAGCGCCCGCGTCAGCAACTGATCGCCGATGGGTGCCACGGCCGCCGAGATCGCGTTCTTCAGGTACGGGTTGGTCGCCGGATCGCGCCCCGCCCCGAGGTTGAACTCCGCGCTCTTCGTTCCGAGCTCGGCGAGATACTGCGCCGGGGTGACTGCGGCGCCGAGCTGCTTCTGCGCGGCAAGTTCATCCTGGTTGAAATCAGCAACCCGTGGTTCTGGCGATAGCTTGGGTCCACCCTGCTGATACAATCGAGTCGACTCGTCTACAAAACTGTTTTAACCGCCGGTTGCTGGAAGCTTGGGTATGACGACGTGCTAGTCGATATGTTGCGCCGGAGCTTTTTCCCATGGTTAATCCTCTTTACCGATGCCCTTAGGGGCACGCTGTTTGTGATTACGCACTTCAAGAATGAGCGTCGTGTATGCAGGTTCAAAACCGAGAGGAGCAAGAAGTCTGGCGAGTCCTTTACGGCCCGAGCTTCGAGTCTCTCGCAGCCGTTCTCGCGGGCAAACGCTTCTAACGCCACGCGAGCGTGACCCGACCAACTCTTGAAGTTGATCCCCTGAAGGAGGACGATCCTCAAAACCCGGAGCGTAGGATATTCCGAGATTTCCGAAAGGATCACGCCCAAAAGTTCGGCTCCGTCACCAGCGAGCGCAATCCACAACTGTTGCCGATCCGCCGGCAACAAACGCTTTGATGGAGATTCGGAAAGTTCGCCGTGGCAGAAACGAAGTGCGTCCCTCAGGTAGGGAACGAGGCGGGCGAAAACCGCCGGTTCAGTCGCCATCTCCGAACTGAGGCGAACAACCTGCAGCTTGCGTGGAGCCAGTTGCTGGGCCACCGGAAGAGGCGTAACTTCTTCTAGAACTTGCTCAGTATTTCATGTTTAAATGGGTGAGCGGGAGATGCTGCAAACATCCCCGCCCGACATCCAGGAAAGTAGGTTTCCAGAATGCCTCTCAAGTCTAAGACGATTGAAGAACTGCTGTCTAAATTTGTGCCAAATCGACACCCGGATCGATGCTGGATCTGGAGTGGGTCTACCTGTAAGGGTTATGGCAAATGTACTTGGCGAACGAAGACCTTACAGAGCACACCGACTGGTGTACGAGCACCTCGTCAGCGCTATCCCTGAAAGCTTGGAACTCCATCACACTTGCAGAACGCCGCTGTGCGTTAATCCCGCTCACCTGGAAGCGGTTACGCACCTGGAAAATATCCGCCATGGCTCCCGACGTGAGAAAACGCACTGCCCTAAGAATCACGCATACGATGAGGCCAACACCTACCTCGACAAAAAGGGGACGTCGCTCCTGCCGGGAATGCAAACGCCAGTGGAATCGAATCAATTACCATCGGAAGTCCTCGCAGCGGCTAGCTGCTCGACAAGAGGAGCCAACCAGCCCGCATCTGCTACGCGAATAGGGGTAGCCGAGTTCGATCGCCGCCGCCAGAGCTTTCGCCTCATCGCTCTCAAGTTCCACGCTCTTGGTTGCATAGCCATTGAGTTGCGGCTTCCAGTTGTAGCTCTGCCCATTGCTGGTGAACTCGATCTCCCGCTGCTCCTGCTCGGTGAGCCTGAGCTTCTCGATGATCCGCAGAAAGACACTAGCCTCCCGGAGGTTGGCTGCGTTGTGGTTGCCGCACATATTCCACAACCACACTCTCTGGAAAAGCGGCAGTGTCACTGTTTGCATTCTTAGAATCCTAAAGGAGCTTGTTCACAACGGCCTCGACGGCTCCTGTAAGGAAGCATCCGAGACTGCCGCTCCATCCTGTTGGACCGCCGGATCCATTACTGTGGGCGGCTGGATCTGGTTCGCCACCATGTCCGGTTGCTGCATCGCGTTCTGCGCCCATTTCACTCTGGTGTTGTGGGCGGGGACGCTCGAAGCCTCAATGAGAATCGAGTCGGAATACTTGAGGACAGCGATCTTCACGCGGCTCCGAAATTCTGGATCTGCGGTGAGAGCGGCACTTTCTAGATATGTCATATTACTTTCTCATACGATTTTCAAGACTTGGCCACCTGGCAACATCCACCCAGATATCTCCCGTGGTCAATCCCGCATTGGAAGTCGGCAACCCCACCACCGATAGCTTGGTGCGCGGGAAGGCTGTGCCGATGCCGACATTGCCCGCTGACGTTATGGTTACTCTCGTCGCGACGCCGCCCCCGTAGTTGGTGCGAAAGGCGAAACCGGAATAGGTATCCTGATTCCCTGTTAGAAACAGGAAACCGGTGCCGTATCGCGGGTGATGTAGTAATTGTCAGGACTAGAGCCGATGCCCACGCTGCCCGCATTATTCAGGTTGAATCGGCCGCATCGATATTCTGTAGCCACGGTGTCTGGATGGAGGCTGTGGTTGGCGCTCCGGTGATCTTCGCGTAGGCCAAGCTGGTGATCAGGAGGGGTTGGCATAGCTTCCGAGCGTCGACACCGCATTGGTCACCTGAGCAGCGGTGTAATCCCCGGTCGCCGCGACAACCGCGCCGGTCCTGGTGAATACGCTGGTGACGGCTGAGGCTGGCAAAGCGGTCCACGCGCCATCGCCTCGTAGGAAGTTCGAACTCGACGGTGTTCCCGTGCCGAGCCGCGCCACCGCGAACACGCCCGAGGTTGTATCGGCCGCCGCGTGAACGTGGGCGGCTGGCGTAAACGAAGTGGGAACACCAGTCAGCTTCGAGTAGGCGTAACTGGGAATCCAGGTGGGATCGGGATAGCTGCCGAGCACCGAGACGGCGTTAGTCACCTGGGCTGCCGTGTAGTCGCCAGTGACCGCAACCCACGGCTCCGGTGCGCGTGAAGACGCTCGAGACAGCACCGCCACCGCCGCCTGGAATCGTCACCACCGTGCGCGTGCCGTCATCTGTGGCTGTGACGCCCGCACCCACGAAGTTGAGGGTCGTTCTGACGGTGAGAGCCACGCCCTCGTCCTGCAACGGTGTGTATCCGCCGCCGCCGCCGCCCCGCCGCTCATCGGATGCCACGCGCCGGCGTAATAGACGTAGTAACCGCGCCGCTACCCGGATTCCAGTTCGTACCGTCGGCGTACACGAGCATGCCCTCCCGCGGCTTGGCCGGCGCCACATGCCAGACCTTATGATCGGAATCGCGGTGACGGTTGATATGCGACCTGCTGCTCCTCGCTGACGCTCCACAGCATCTTGAGCGCCTCGCGGTGTTCGTCGGGGAGCGGCCGGTCTAGTGGCATGTCATAGGCTCGCCGTCGGTTCCAGGTCGAAGTCAAACCCGATGAGCTTCCAGGTGACTGCCCACACGCGAAGCACTGCACGCGGATAGGACAGATAGCGGAAGGTGCCAAAGAAGCCGAGCTTCACGGTCTGCCCTTGCGTGAAGGTCTGCGCCGGCTGCCACGAGACCGGTGCCTTGCGGCCCATCGAGAAGCCCACGCTGATCGAGAAGGTGATGTTGTCGTCGCAGACGAACTTGGGCCAGATCTCGCGCATCACCGCCAGACGCCCGTGGTCGATCACGATCTCACCGCGCGACGTTCCCTTCACCGCCACGCCGATCCGCTCGACGTAGTTGACGGAAGTATCCCCCACGTCCACCGTTTCCCCATTGACTCGAAGGCGCAGGGCCGTCGCCGCCAGCGCCAGGCCCTCGGAGGCCCGCTCGTAGACGTTGTATTCCCATGTGGTGGGATCCTGCGCGGGCCAGTCACCGATCGCCGCGACCCAGGAGTTGGTGCTCGGCGTGGACTTGCTGGGACCGGCAGCGAGGGCGTGGTTATTGTCTTCGAGGTCGCGGATCGCCCAGGTGTCGAACTGCCAATTCCAGACCAGCGCGAGGTTAGTGGCCACCGAGCCGCCGGCGGGAAAGCAGATCCAGACTTCCTTGGCATTCATCTTCCGGACAACACGCACTTTGTCGTAAGAGGTGGCAGTCAGTTGCGAGAAGAACCAGCGCTTAGTGCGGTCGTATCCTATGCTGGTGACACTCTGGAGATCGTGAACGACGAAGTCGTCGGCGGTAACCTGGAAGACTTTATTGAGGAAGGTGACGGCGCAGCCTTGCGCCAGAGCGCCGATCTCGGAGAAGACCCGCGGAAGGCCATCACATCCTGACCGCCGATGAAGGTCATTGCCCACGTCTGCACGCCGGTCATGATCATGAGCTGGTTGCCCACCTGGAGGGCATCGATGATGCGGTCCTCGCCCTCGGAGAGCGAGATCTGCCCGGCGTCGAGCGTCTCATCGGACACGTCCCAGGAGGGCGGGATGCCGAGCGGATCGGCGGGATGCGACCACATGATCAACCGGTCGTCGCGCTCGCCCGAGATCGTCACGTCGAGGGCCACGAGGAACTGCTTGAAGGGGGTGATCACCTTGGCGCGGTGCGTGGCGGGCCAGTTGGGAAGATCGATGAGATCGGTAGCCGCATTCGGCAGATCCCAGTTCTGCGGAACGTCGACGCCATTGTTCAGGATCAGGTGATCGTTGAACATTCCGCCATTCCAGAAGTCCTGGGTGGTTCCGGTATAGGAACCGGCGAGGCGGGTAATGTCGGTCACGGTATCGCCCGTAAGAGAGATGACCTGCTGGAGGCCCGTGTAAACCCAGTACCGGCCGATGAGGCTGTGGACGAAGAACAGTCCGTAGGGAATAGGTGAGCCGGCGAAGTTGATCAGGGTGCGCCAGGAGGGCGCTCGCTGCACGCCTCCGAGTTCGAACTGCACGTTGCGGCAGTCCGACCAGAAGTTAGGCGGCAGATCGTAGGGGGGCTGGTCGGTGATGAGACCGGTCTTGCCGACGAATTGGACGGGAACGATCACGAGAAGACGTCCTCCCGAGCGGCTTGTCCCAGCATGGCGTCCTCGCCAGAGCCGATGACGACGCGGCGCATGGATTCGAGCCTTGACGTGGTTTCCTGCGCGATACGGCGCCGGGCTTCGGCGCGGTCCTGCCCGAACTCGGAGGCTCGTTGGGCATCGCGGATATTGCGTGCCACATGCCACCCGGCTTCGGCGATGAGGATGTCCTCGCCCTTGACGCTCCATATATTGGTGCTGCCGGGACCGGAGAGTTCAGTGTCCCGCCGGTAGTAAAAGAACTGGACCGTGTAACTGATATCGGGAGTGGGGTAGAACTGGATCATCGCCTGACTTGTCCCTTGGAGATTGAAATTGCGGGGCCTGCCCCGCGCGCTCCGGCCCATCGTCTGGATATGCTCCTGGTAGCCGCCGTACACTTTCACCGGATTCGCGTAGTATTTTTCGTCGGCGGTCGCCTTCACGATATAAACGATGTCATCGGCCATCTCAATGAAGTTGTCCGGCGTCTGGAGCCACTGTTCCCCGGCAAGGCTTCCGTATTCGATTGACTTTGCAGGAACCAGGGATAGGGCGGGGTCTTCTCGAGGACGCGCTGCGCCTGTCGGATCTCCGAGTAGATCATGTTGTCGATGTCGGTGCGCTGGCCCAAGCGCCCGGCGAGCAGCGATTTCATATCATCGAGGGTCATATCGTCACCACCCGAATTCCAGGACGATGCAGTAACCCGAACCGCCGGTGCCGCCGGGGTTGCCGTTGGTGCCGTCGCAACTGCCGCCGCCGCCGCCGCCGCCCGAGTTGGCCTGCGAGGCTTGCCCTCCGCGCGCACCGCCGCTGCCGCCGCCGAGGCTCCCAAGGAGCGTGGCACCGACGACCGGGGGACTGCCGGACTGGCCGTCTCCGCCGGCGAACTTGATGTCTCCTACGTTGTTGGTGAGCGGACTAGCCACTCCACCGAAGTATTGAGGCGAGCCGCCGCTCAAGCCCTTGATGCCGAGGCATTGGGTGACCGAACCGGCGGTCACGAAGCTGGTGTCACCGCCGTCAGATCCTGCCGCAGCCGCTGCTCCTGCTGCCCCTCCCCCGCCGATCGTCACTGTGGCGCTCGAGATAGCGGAGACATCGAGCCACTTGATGCCGGTACCGCCGCCTGAGCCGCCGCCGCCCGAGTACCCGGCCGCCTGGCCGCCGCTGCCGCCCGCGCCCCCGCCGAGGCAGTAGATGATGACTTTCTTCACGTTGGCCGGGCGGGTCCATGTTCCCGAAGCGGTAAAAGTCTGATCGACTTCATGAAGGTAATGCTCTGCATCACCGTCTTGATCAGGCGGATGTGGTCGTCGCCCGAGGAGACGGCGTCGGTGGAGAGCGGATTGGTGGGGACCAGATCCCCGATGCCCGTGCCTGTTTCAAGCCCCATGCGTTACCTCCTCCGCAGCGCGCCCTTCGTAAATGACTGTGGTATTGTCCACTCTATGTTCCTCGTAGCGAGGAAGCGAATACATCTTGTTGCCCCAATGGCCGACCAGTGCGCTCGTGTCGTGGTCGACCCAGATGGGGATGCCTGCTTGCTCGAGCTTCTCGCAGAAGCCCCAGTCTTCCCCCTGCCACCGCTGTTCCTCCTCGATCCACTTCACCGGAAACCACGGCTTCTTGATGTCATGAAACACCGTCGACTTGATCATCATGACGCCGGTACCGACGCGCCAGACCTTCTCGAGGCCCGTGGTCCGCTCGCAGGGGATGAGCTTGCCGGCTTCGTCGATCCCTTGCAGGCGGTCTCCATCGGCGGATCCACCTTCGTCGCGATGTTACAGGCGACGACTGCCCGCTGGTGAGTGAGCAGCCGCGCGACGACGGAGGCCGGGAACGATTGATCGGTGTCGATGAACAGTAAGTGGGTGAAGGAGTACTTCAACGCCATCTCGCCGAAGTGCTGGCGCGCCGCCCACAGCATGGAGGTCTTGTGGTTCAAGACCGCCATCTCGATTTGAGGCTCGTGGCGCATCGTCTGGGTGAGCATGTTGCACATGGCCATCCCAAATTGATCCGACCAGTGGCCTGTGGTGGGAAACCCGACCAACACTTTGGCTGAGATCACGCGAGTTGTCTCCCGGCTTCGAGTTAGATGACCACCATATTGCCGATGTAGGCGCAGGTTTCCTCGGCGAGCACCTCGAGTCCGCACTCGGTGAGCCAGCCGTCGATGATCGAGTCGGTGCCCTTGTCCTGTTGATCCTCCATCAGCTTGGTATCGCGGAGGAAGCGGTACTTCAGCACCGTGGGATCGAGGATGAAGGCGGAGTTCGTATATTGCGCGTGGACGTTCATGAGCGGGTGCGTCTTGAACCCGATCTGCCCCTGCGGCAGGGTCCAAACGTTGAGGTTCATGCCGAACATCTTGACCACACCGTCCTGGTTGATGACCGAATCGGTCTTGGCCAGTTTGTTCAGCGAGTTCAGGAAGCCGTTGCCGCAGAACGCGATTCTCTGATCGCCGGCGCGGGTATCCCAGTTCCAGATCGGATACGTCGCATCCATGAAGGTGCTCGTCGTGATGCCGGTCGACGACTGGAAGATGGTGACGTTCGAAGTGATGAACGATCTCAGACCCGCCCGTAGTGCGCGGTCAGGTTGCCGGTGGCTTGCGGCGAGGGATCGACAACTTCCGATGCCGAGCCCGTAAAGGAACTGCATCTCGATGTCGCGGCCGTGAGCGAAAGTAGCCCTCTCCCGGTCGTTCTTATAGGCATCGCCGGTGCGGGCAAAGGTCTTATCCGCGGTGCCCGTAACGGCCCAATTCGTGCGGAAGATCTGGCAGTAGTTGGTGTACTTGGTCGGGTTGTTCGACACCGCTGCTGGGCGGGTCGAACCTTCTCCAAAGGCCGTGCCGAGCGCGGTCAGGAAGGTGAAGCCGGTGGTGAGGGCCACAGGAGTCGGTACCGAACTGGCCGCGCTTGAGCACAACCGTCGTGTCGGAGGTGACCTGACGAGACGAGGGCGATCTCGACGTTGGCCGCCACGTAGGAAACTGGCTCGGTGGTACCGATCGAGTCGACCTTGATCAGTTGGTTGGGCCGGAGCGCGAGGGCGCCGCCGGTCACGGTGAGCGTTTGTGAGGTGGTGATAAAGGCAGCGGTCAGCGTCAGGCGGATGACGGTGTTGCGCTCGTTCCACCACGAGAATTGCGGATCAGTTACAGAGGAGCTGCCGAGCTTCTCGGTGAGGGCAAACAGCGGCGACTTGCCGTTGGGGTTGAGGAAGAGGATCGTCTCCCGGAAAGACTTAGGGCGTTCGTCGGTGCCCCAGTCATCAGTGGCGCGAACGCCTGCGAAAAATGCCATTGAAGTTCTCCTGGTTCGAGAGCCCTAGCGGCCACCGCGCGCGAAGTTCACCATATCCGCGAACACGTTGGGTTGCGGAGAGGGTGACGGGGCTACGCTGCCGGGTCCAAGCGGGGTGCGGGCAACGATATTCGAGTTGCCGTTCTGATACCCGTTTTGGTATTGGGGCTGGGCCGCAGGAGGCTGGGGAGCATTGGGTGCTGGGGCATTGGTGGAGGGAGACAAGCCGAGCATATTGCGTACCAATATGCCGATCTCCCGGGTGGCGATGTCCCGGGTGAGTCCCGGATTACCGCGGTTGGCCTGTATGTACAGGGCGGAAATTCTGTCGATCTCGTGCTTGGGCACTTGCCGCAAGTCCTGGTTGACGGTGAAGAAATCGTTCTCGGCCTGATGCACGGCAAACATCTGCTGGATGGTCGACTGAACCACATGCGCCATCTGCTGCGCGGATCTGCGGGTGCTCGGCGATGATCTGCGGCATCTGCTGCTGGAGCGTGGCGACGGTCGCCTCGTAGGCGTTGAGCGTGATGTCGGCCGCCATATCGGGAGCACGCGCTCGGGCTCGGTCGCCATCATCAGCGCGCGATCGGGGGTGAGTTGATAAGAAGAAGCAATCTGCTGGCGCACCGTGTCGCGAACCTGCGCGTGTTGAGCCGCCTGCTGCTGCTGCGTCATGGGCGGCGCTTGCTGCTGGTATGGCTGCGGAGCTTGCTGTTGATATTGCGGCTGCGCCTGCTGCTGACCCGGCTGCGCTGGTCGCTGCTGCTGCTGGAATTGCGGGGGAGGAGGAGCACCGTTGACGGGGGCACCTTTCCCGATTGAGGGCACGACGGGCTGCGGGGGCTTGGTCTCGGCCGGCCCTCGGGCGTGGCCCATGATGTCGGCAAGCACCGACTCCTGGCGGGCCGCGGTTTCTTTGCCAGGCGCGCTCGAAGGAGATGAAGAGGCGGAACTGTCTGATGACGGCGGAGCGGAGGTACCGCCGCCGCCAAGATCCGCCCCTCCCCCCTCGGCCTCGGCCGAGAGAAGCCCTAACTCCATTTCATCAAATCTACTCTTCTTCCACATTTTCGATTTCTCGCTTCAGTACTTCGATGGCGTTGCGCCAGTTTTCGGCGAGTCGCTCGGGAGCTTGCCGGGCCATGTCAAGCCCCTCGCAATATCCCTGGAGGATGGCGGACTGCTGGAGCTGCTCTCCCACCAGGGGCTTAGTCGCAAGCTCATCGCGCTTATAACGAAGAATGGCTCCGAGCTCACGGCGCAATATACGCCAGCCTGGGTGCTGCTCAAGACTTTCAAGGTGCGTGACGTCATTGCGGTGCTCCGCCAGCTCCGTTGACCATGCTTGCAATCGCTGCTGTCGGACTTGTTCCGGGGTATCCGCCACCGCCTTCGCCTCCCATTGCCTGCCCCGCGGGGACTAGATTTCCGGCCTGCGCCTGCTGCATCGCCGCCTCATCCGGAGTGATCCGGAACTGCGTGATGTTCTTCAAACCCGCCAGACTTGCCATGTGCCCGAAGATGCGCGAGATGTCGTACTGCTGGGCGATCTGCGGGTTCTTGCCGATCACCGAGAAGATCTCTTTCCACAGCGTGGCCTGCGCGAACCGGTCTACCGGGCAGCGTGCCGTCGACGGGCACGTAGTCGAATTCGCCGGTGATCATCGTCTTATCGACCGTTGACGAACTTGGTGCCCTGCATCAGGTCGCCGGCGATGCGGAACATCTTCTCCTGGTCGTAGAACTGTTGTAAGTTCGCCACCATTTTGCGGCTTAACGCGACCCAGCCCAGCGCCGAGGCGAAGTCGCAGAATGTCTTCATGCGGTTCGCCCCCTGCGCGGCGGCGGTCGTACCTCGGTCGCCGTTTTCGCCCACGCCCGAGCGAACCCATGAGGGAATCGTTCGAGCCCGGTGATCTGCTGCATCAGCCCTTCGGTGAACTGCGTGTCCGAGAGATGCCCGCGCGTCGGATCGACGTTCATCAGCTCGGCGACGGCGGAGCGCACGTCGGTGCCATAGCCTGTGCCGGGGCGCATGCGGACGATCCGTCCGGGTCCGCCGTCGATCAAGTCTTTCACATTGATGCGGTCGGGATCGATGATGAGGTTGCCGTTGAGCGAACGCCGCACCGAGAACATGTGCGTGTTGTAGAGCCAGTTGATCACGTCGTTCAGCGGCTTGGTGACTTCCATCATGCCGCGCGTCGACGAGTCGTAGCCATCGGTCTCCCACGCAATCGCGTCGTAGGGGAACTTACAATGCCGCAGCCCGAGCGGCGAAGCCTTGATGATGACCGAGTTATTCGCCACCAGAATTCCCACTTCTGGTAGTACTTGCCGGGGAGCTTCCACGCCTCCGGCACCACGTTAACGACGACGCGGAAGATGCCTACCTTGCCGCCCTTGAGATCCTTGGGATCCCAGACCTTCTCGGCGGCGAGCATGTTATCGCGCGAGCCTGCCGTCGACGGAGCCATGTTGTTGCCGCCCACGCCCATGCCGCCCTCGAGTTGGTCGAGGTTGAACAGATCCCACTCGTTCTTCATCGAGCGGAGGCGTTCCAAACCCATCATCATCGTGTGGCCGCAGAACTCGCCATCCTGGAAGTTGACGAGGGGGACGCCGGGGTCCGGATACCAATCGTAGGGCCGGACGTTGGTGAGCCGGTTACCGCAGTAACCTTCCACGCGCTCTTCCACCAGTTCCCATTTCGGATCCGCACCGAGGTCGATGCCGCCGAGCGTGGGCGCTATCGGGACGTACTCACTGAAGATTTGATATTCCTTGGCGTAGTCCGAGCCGACGACGCCGCAGCCGTATTTAATTGCGTCTAATAACCAAATAAATTGATTCGATGCCATGTCCCCAATGTCTTGGTTATAGCCCATTAAGGCTTCTAAACACTGGGTACTTTGCTCGGTCTCGCCGTGGCGCCCCTTGAACATCCACACTGGATCTCTTCCGAGGAAGACACTCGTCGCATATGTATGACTGGTAAGGGCTAACGCGTACGAGTACGGGAGCGTCACTTCGCTGAACTGACTTGCCGATCCCTGTTCCCTAGCACGTTGTTTCTTGGCAGAAGCTTCAGTAATAGGTAGATAACTTCTAAACAAATCCTCAGCGATTTTCCATTTATCATGCCTTGAAGACATGCGATTTCTGGAAGAACTGAACATGTGAAGGAGCTTATCCAGCACTTCCTCGTGAGTCTCGGAATCGAAAGGAATTTTGAATTTTCCGGTCATGAGAGTTCCCCCAGGAAGAAGGCCATCGAAGCCAGAGCCATGATGGCGAGCAGGAGTGCATCGAAGTTGCTCACTTCCGAAGCTCCACGATCAGATAGATGATCCCCAGCAGAATGACCACGAGCACGGCAATCTCCGGCCACGACAGCTCGCGGCGCCACATCGGCTCGAGGCCCTTCAAATCTTGGAAGCGGAGAGGTGATCTCAATCCCATATAGGAAATCCATCTTAGCCGAGATTCGTGGATAAGCGCTCGCTTTTTGCATAATTACCGCGCAGGGAACAGCCTCCCGCCGCCGCCGACCCCGAGTTGATGGCTGATGAACAGGAGCAGGATGATCAGCAAAATCGCCCCGACAATCCAGACGATCGGCTGCGGCAGCGCGAACTTCACGCAGACCCACCACAAACCGTACCCGACGACGGCGAACACGATGATGTAAATGATCAACTGAATTAACGCATCCAATTGGCACCTCCTTCGGTGGCATAATGAATCGAGCCGAGAGGCGTGTTGCAGCGCCCCCCGACTCTGACCGATCCGACCTTTTCCGAGGAGGCCGAATGGCTACAAGAGATGGTAAATCGCTTCCACCCGTTCCTGTAAGGACCGTCGAAAAATACTGGCTGCTCATCAAGCGAAGCACAGAAACAGAGTGCTGGATTTGGACGGGTCACTTGACCCCAGCCGGATACGGAAACATCAGTATCGGGCCAAGAGGCAACGCTCGAAACGTGTTGGTCCACCGGCTGTCTTACTTCCTCCACACCGGGGAAGATCCGGGTAGCCGGTTCGTGCTGCATCGCTGCGACACTCCCGCTTGCGTGCGTCCTGACCACCTTTTTTTGGGTAGTCAAGCGGACAATGTCCACGATTGCATGGCTAAGGGACGCTTCCCGTCGGGGGATAGCCACTACTTCCGGAAGCGCCCGGAGCTTGTGCCGCGCGGCGACAATCACTACAACCACACGAAGCCTGAGCTTATACGGCACGGGGAGCAACTCTGGAATGCCTCGTTTAAAGACGCTCAGGTCGTCGAGATTCGAGCGATGTATGCCACCGGCTTGTGGTCCCACAACAAACTCGCCGCCAAGTTTGGCGTTTCCAAATGCGTCATCGGACAGATACTCCGCCGAAGAACCTATAAGCACATCGTGCCCTGATCGGTTCATGGACAAAGCCTCCAGCCTGCCTCGATTTCTGCGGGGCTGCCAACGTTCATATCGTTGAAGTCCATCATGCCGTCACCTAGCTCCAGAACGAGCGAGACGGCCATGGCGGTCGCGTCTAAAATGTCATCGTGTGCCGAAGCCGGATAGGTTTCCCACTGTTCGAGCCAGTCGCGCATCCCCCGATGCACATACAATTTGCCGTTCGACGCTAGACCAGCGAGGGATTGCCGGATGCGAACCGGCTTCGCCCGTTGGTCTTTAAACACCTCCACAACGTGGAACTTTCCACGGCGTTTCATCTCCTGATCCAGATGCCATTTCAGCGTGGCTTGGTAGGCAATTCCCTCGCAGCGTACCCGCAGCGGACGCCATTTCCCGGCGAGTTCGAAGAACGTGTTCGCGGACCAGTCGGGATGATGCGATCTGGAAGTGACGACTTGGAGAACATAGACGTCGCGCGAGGCGGTCATACCGACGCAGACGTGTGCCTCATAGTCTTTGGACGATAGGCTGCTGGCAACCTGCGCAGCAGTCGGCGGGGGAACCGGATCAATTCCTATCGCGGTGACCATGTTCAACGGGGGCGTCTCGTAGTAGCGAAGATCCGAACTGCGGAAGTAGGTCCCCTCGTCGGGAACCATCCAGCACATTTTTTCGCGCGCGAAGTAGCTCCAGGTTTGTTCACGCCTCGCCGCGTCTTCTTCCCTCTTCACCTCGACCGTGGGGAAGCGCTCCTCCCAACGGCTCTTCCCCGCATCATCGTAAATCCCGAACTTGCGGAAGCAGTAATCCGGATTCTGTTCAGCGCGAGCAATCAAGTCTTGCGGCCGCATCGGCGTCTGCAGGAGCACCATTTTCGAGTTCGGTGCTTCCGAGCGCGGAGCCATGGTGTTAAAAATTGAAGCGTAAACTAACTCATTCAGCTTCGCTCTCTGGGTCTCATTGCCGCAATTTTCTTCGGTCTGCACGTCGTCGAGGCAGACTAAGTCGGGGCGGAACGAGTTGATATTGAGTCCACGTACCGAGGAGGTGATACCGAGACAGACCAGCGAAATGGTCGTTTCCGGCTTCTGCGGAGAGAGGCGGCAGAGCACGTCGAGGCGGTCACTGTTCCAGATGTTGCCGGGGCGCAAGCCGAATACCTGTGCGAAGGAGAGACCGTCCTCCGAGTTGCCCTCGATCAGCCGGCGCAGCCAGTCACCGGACTCGTGCGCTTTGTCCGAAGACGCCCCGAGGTAGGCGATGGTACGCGAGGCGCGGTAGGCTACACTCCACGCCACGTAGGCGCGCAGCAGGGTGGTCTTGGCGCCGCCGCGGAAAACGGCGATGGCCGAGAGCGAGACGTCGGGATTGGTCCAGTCCTTCCAAATCTCGCGGTGGAATTCGGGGCTACTTTGCCTAAACGCGGAGGGGAAGAAGGTGCGGCAGAACAGCTCCCCGTCGGTGGCGCACAGCGATACTAATTCGTTGAGGTCGACGGACGGGGAGCGTGCCTGCTTCATCGGTTATTTGTGAGCGGTGTGCGCGGCCGGTGTGGTGGCCGCGACGGGAGGATGCTTGTCGTTCTTGTCATCCTTGGTGTCCTTGGGTTTGGCCGGATCGCCGAAGGCCATATCGCGGACGTGCTGGAAGGCGGCACGGTCGTCCTCGGCTTGGCGGCGATGTTCATCCGGATCGTCGAAGGGACCGCGGCCGATGGCAAGATTGGCCACCGCGCGCCACCGGAGCTTGGCGCTCAAGGCCACATCCTTCCAGGCCGGGCGCTTGGCCTCGGCCTTCCAGTACGACGCCCAGGCTTCGTAGAGCTTCTCGGCCAGCCCTTCGGCGGTATGCTCGGGGCCGGGCGCCGGGAGCGGTGTGGGTTCCGGCTTGTAGGCCGTATCTTTTTCTTGCATTTGTTCAATTCTCCTTGGATCGAATCAAACGAGTAATCGAGTCAGAGTCCCTCGCGAGGACTTTACTTTCCTTTGCCCTTGGCGATGATGCCGCCCGCCAGTGGCGGCTTAACGGCCATGGCTGCCCCGCCGATGGCAGTCTTGCGGGACATAAGCGGAGCCGAAGCCTCATCCGCGGCAGGAGCCGTGGAGATCTCGCGGTAGGTGACGTCGACGGTGAGCGTGCCGTCGCCGCCGGTCACGTCCGCGGGTTCGATGTGGAGCATCAGCGCCGTCGCCTCGGGCGCCACGTTCTGCGGGTAGGGCAAGGCCGGTCATCGCGCCGGTCGAGGAGGCCGGGGTATCGAGGAGACCGGCGGCGGGGAGAGTATTCGAGACCGCGGTGCCCGCTGCCTTGACGACGAGCAGGTTCGCGCCGGCCACGTAGGCGAGCGTGCCGAACGTGTAGGAGAGCGCCGCGGAGACGAACTGGAGCGCAATGCCGGCAGCGGGGGCGGGGACCAGCGAGATGGGCGTGGCCACGAGCGCGAGGAGTTGCGCCGAGGAGACCGAAGCCTGGCCGGTGATGGGTTCGGGCAGGTCGACCGGCTCGTCGGTGGCGTGCTGCTTCTTCTTGAGCGGCAGCGGCTTCACGTCGCGCCTTAGATCCTCTTGGACATCGGTGGCGACCTGGCCGACCACGGCCCAATCGGTCTGGACGTCCGGTGAGAGCGCAGCCCATTGCGGATGCGGTCCGAGGATGTCGATGGCCCTCTCATCTTTCGACTCGCCGGCGGATGCTTCAAAGAGGATAGGCGGCGGGGGCGGTGGCGCTTCCTCCTCGGCGTCGATCGACTGCTGGGCGACGAGGTACCAGGCGTTCTTGACGGTACGCTGGGTCTCGCTCCAGGTGGGGATGGGGGCGAGCGTATCGGCGGTCATCCAGTCGAGCATCTGGGCCTTGGCCGTGTAGAGGCGCTCGGCGAGTTCTTCCATCGTGGTGTTCTGCATCTAACTTTCCTGTTCTTCGAGGGTGGCTTCTAGGGTGAGGGGCGGGGCGCGGCGCTGGAGCGCCCGCTCGCGCGCCTCATTAATAATGTTCACGTCGACCTGGAGGTGCGAGTGGACGTGCATGTCGGTCGAGTAGCCTTTGGGGTTGATGTAGCCGAGGGCGGTGAGGGACAGCTTGGCGGCGGTGAGCAGCTCGCGCGACTCGAGCTCGTTCTCTTCGAGGCGACGGTCGATTTCATCCAGCGAGCGGTGCGCCAAAGAATTCAGCTTCTCCGTGATTTTGGCACCGACGAAGACCGCCTCCGTATTTTGTTCCTTGCAGGCTTCTAAGTACGCAGCCTGGAACAGATCGTTGTGGAGAACCGTGCTGACATACTGCCTTCCTAGGTTGAGTTCGATCGCCGCTTCGCGCAACTGCCGATGCGGATTTGCCAAAAGCCATGACAGCAAAGCCCGGTGCCGATGATTCAAACTCTTGAGTTCAGTGGCCAGCATTCAGATTCCTAAAAGAGAGGGCCGATGAACCTAGTCAGCGCCCACCGACCCTTCCCCCCGAACGGGGATGGATCACACGAGCGACCCGTCCGAGGAACCAATCAACCAGATTGTGCCCAATTCAACCAAGGGCCGCGGATACGGAGGTCGAGTCCGCGACACCATTGCCGCAAGTTTACGCGCCTTTGCGTCGATTCGTCAATGAGTTGGAGTAGAATGGATCGAGCCGCGCAGTGTTGGAAGCACCGCGTCGGCCCTGACCTTAGTGCTCTTGAAAGGAGAACACCATGGCTAAGAAGAATTATAGAACGCCTCACCTTCCCCACGAAAAGCATGGGGAAAAAATAGATCGGTGCTGGTTGTGGAAGGGTAAGCCCAACAACTCCGGTTATGGAGTTTTCAAGATGCAAGGCGAGAACTATCTGGCCCACCGCATCGCCTACAAACTCGGCATACGGCGTCGATCCCGGCAACAACTACGTCCGCCACATCTGCAAAGTGAAACTCTGCTGTAATCCGGCCCACTTGTTCCTCGAACCGCGAGACAAGAAGCAAGGGGATGCCGCCTCCCAGGATGAAGTTGTCTGAGGAGGCCAACGTGATTACCAACGATTGTTGGACGCTATCTGTCGTGACCGCGAGGAACATCCAAAATTATTGGGTGAAAGTGGATGTAAAGGGACCGGACGAGTGCTGGCTGTGGACAGCAAACACGGTCAGGGGCTATGGACAGTTCGGGGTTGGACCGGGCCTGAAACGCCGTCACGTAGGGGCACACCGCGTGGCGTATTTTCTGGGCCACGGAGTTGATCCCGGCGCTCTGTGCGTCTGTCACACCTGTGATCAGCCGCTTTGTCAGAACCCGGCCCATTTGTGGCTCGGAACCAACTTAGATAACATGCAGGACTGCGTGGCCAAGGGCGCCGCCCCACCGGGGATGCCAACTACCAGCGGAAACATCCGGAGCTTGTGAAGCGCGGGGAACAGTGTTCCCACTCCAAGCTGAAAGAAGCCGATGTAATCGAGATCAGGAGACTTCGTGCCAGCGGCTTGGTGTATCGCGAGATCGCCGCCAAATTCGGAGTCCACCTAGGCCACATCTTCGACATTGTCAAGGGAATAGCCTGGAAGCACGTCCCTAACCCTGACCAATCTGACCCTTCAAACCACTGGATGAGCTGCGCTTGTTGGGCATTGGACTGGGAAGGGTCATAGGTTGAGACCGGATTGCTGTAATTCCACATCCCATCTCATCGGCGCGGGAAAACCGCAGGAGCAGGGCCGCCCCACCTGTGTTCTTCAAACCGGCGGCATATCTGGCAGCGATGTCTTCAGGGCGGTCTCCCCGCGCCAAACCAGTCGCCGCAACATCAGCCCCCTGGATATCACCAACGCCGTAGTCTAAGCCAATATAGGCGAACTCGGTGCGCTGCTTCCCGGACTTGCCATGTTGTTGAGATTCTGGCTGACCACGTTGGCGCCAAAGGTCTGGCCTATTTTCTGCGCGGCTTCGGGTGTCACGTAGTTTGGGGTTGGGATTACCGGGAGAAGCGAAGCTCACCGGTTGATCGTTGATCGAGGCTCCCACGTTCTGCGCCCAAGGGTTCTGGTCACCCCAGAAGCCGCCGGTGCCTGCGGTGGAAGCAGAGGCGGGAGTCCGGGATTGGTTTGAATGGGATTGCCGCCACTGGGCGGAGTGTTGCTGACTGGCGTGCCGCCGGAGCCGGCGGTGGGACGGGTGCCGTCCAAGGGCCATAAGCGCCTTCGGGAGTTTCTCGCCAGATCCGTATATCCGCCGGGCTGCTCGAATCCGCCGAGGGCGCCGCCCGGAGGGGCGTAGCGACCGGGATTGGGGGAGTTGGTGACATTGGGCATCCCGTCGGGACCGAGGCCGCCGCCGCCGGTAGCGGTGCCGGGAGGGGGGAGCGAGGAGCCAGCCGAGGCGCCGCCGCCTAAGATGGGCGTGCCGGGGAGCGAGGCGAGAGCGCCTCCGAGTCCGCCGCCGCCGAAGAATGGATTATCGATGGGGCGGCCGAATTCGTCGAGCTTGGTGGCAGCCATGTTAGGTGAGTTCCTCTACTTCCGCGGGGTCAGGATCGGGGATATCGGCTTCGCCTTCCTCGGGCGGATACGGTTCGTGGGGTCGAAGAGCTTTTCAAACTCAGGGTCCGGATCAGGCTCGGTGTCGGCATCTTGATGTTGAGTATATAGCCGCTTGGCGCGCAAGGCAAAAAAAACAGGGCCAGGAGGATCTGCCGATCAGTCCTGGCCCTTACCAATTACCGGGTCGTGTTACGGAGGGAGTCTGATTAGGACCGGCGCTTGGTGAAGTAGAGTCCGATCAAACCGGCAGCCATCATTCCATACGTAGCGGGTTCAGGAACTGCAGGCTCGCAGTCCACGCCTTCGACGCAGAGCGGGTTGACGCCCACTCCGACGTAGAACTGATCGATCAGGGAGATCGTCGCGTAGCCGAGACCTTCCGAGTCCGAGCCGACGAGGAAAATATCTTTCACTATCTTGAGGTTATGGTAAGCGCCATCGAGGATGATGGCATCGGCGAGCGGACCGCCGGGAGCGTCGACCTGACCCTGTCCGGCGAGGTGAGCAATCGGAGCAATGATGGACTCGATCACTTCGGCGAACGACTGATCGCCAACCACGGCGCCGTTGAAGAGGAGCCGACCCCGCCGATGGCCAAGGTGGAATTGAGGTGGTAGGCGACGAGGAAATCGGCACTGGCGAAGCCCCCGTTCGAGAGCGCGGTGAAGCCGCCGGCAAAGCGGATCTGGTTATTGACGAGCGTGACGTCGATGCCGGATGCATCGAGCGGAGCGCACACGCCGATGCCGCCGCAGGTGCGGGTGAATTCAAGTTATCGATGGTGAGGTTGCCGTTGGTGAGCGAGCCGCCCGCAGCAACAGGGTGCTGAGGAGGGTGGCGTTGAGGGTCATGCTCGACAGGGCGAGCAGGGGACGCGAGGACTATGGACTTCATGAAGGTTACCTTTCCAAAGTGCTCTTTCGAACGAGCATTGGAAACAGCCTATCATCGAACCGTTACGAATCAATACGGTCGGCGATAATATTTCGCATGTGGAGGTCAGCCTGCTTGAGTTGCTCGGTGAGATAGCGGTTCTGCCACTCGAGGATTGTGATGTAGTGCTGGAGAGCGCGGACTTCGTCGCGCAATGCGGCGATGATCCAGAGGGGCGAGGGCCCCTCTATATTCGGCATGAGTCTACTCTACACGTCGTAGGTTTTTTCCCAAGCGAGGCCGGTGGCCCGCGGCGGGATCACGAACTCAACCTTCGTATAGCGGTCGCCGGTTTCATCCTTAAATTCCTCGCCCACCCTGTACTGATGGCCGCCGTAATCGGCGTAGAGGGTGCGGCCGGGCCAGGGCTGATTCTGAAGCGGCGGCCCGATCGGCGAGGTTTCCCCTTTCGGGTGACGGGCGTCGTAGCCGGGATATTGCGCCACGGTGTCCTCCTGCGTGCCGGCCACGCATTGCAGGGAATAGAGGAGCGCTGACGGATAGATCTCCACGTTCCGGACGTCGCACTCGTACTTCTCGCCGTTGGGCAGGACCGCAGTGAACTGGGTCTGGTTTGAGGAACGAAGTCTCGGGCGAGGAGTTGCGCGTGGCATACCACTTCTCGATGGTGTGGGGCTGCTCTTCACAGAGCCAGGCGAGCTTATCGTGGAACTCGAACCGAATCCCAGCGCAGCGCGGGGAGATCGGCATAGGCGTCGTTATAGAGGTTGTCCGGATTGACGACTCCGGGCGGAACCGGGGGAATCTGGACCGCGGGGCGGCTTTTGGTTTGGCCATGTTTTTCTCATTTCTCCTGGACGGACTATTTCAAAATGGAATCGAGGCTGGGGACGGGTGCGGCGAATCCCTTGAGCTTGGCAACCTGGGCCACCACGTCATTTCTATTCGACACCTCGCGCCGCTTGTCGATGGGGAGCGCGGAAAACCTGGCTTGCGCCTCCGCCTCGGGAATCTTCAACAGGACGGCCAGGGCCTTCACTACGATGCTGTAGGATTTCTCCCCGCGGCGGAAGACCCCAGTCTCCTGACTTGAGCAGGTTCCACAGCTTGTCTGCCCGTTCGCGGGCGGCGCTCGGTGACCCGCGAGCGGTGCAGTACGCCTGCTGGACCCTGGCAATCAGGCCCCATTGAGCAAATCATCAATGATGTTCTGCGGGAGTTCGGCGAGATTGAACACCGACTGCTGCCCGTCCTTCCAGTCAAACTGCAAGAGGCCGGTCTTGGTGTCCCAATCGATCCGGGTCGTAATGAGGATCGGAAGTGCGGCGGCCGGCCGTTGGGAGATGGTTCAGATTCTGGCACTATCTAGATAGTAGCTAAATGCCAGGATGGGGTCAAGCGATTTAGATTAGTGGGCGCAACGGAAGCCGGGAGGGAATCAGTTTTGGATTACGATACGAAAGGACTCGCCGTTCGCTGCGCCCGTGAGGCTATTGAACCCACGATGTGGTGGCTGAAACACCACACTGATATCAAAGATATCGCCGATGGCAGCAGCGGGCGCCAAGGATGGTCCGTCCTGGACAACAAAACAAACCGAATCGGAAGGATTTGTAACGGAGGCTTGGCGCCCCTGCTACGAAGATGACGAACGAGGCCGAAATCGTTTCGCGCGCCGGCGGCTTCTTCATCGCGCAGTGCCGGTCCCTGATGCGGATCACCCGGCCGGTGCGAGCACTGGCGATCCCCGAGGCGCCGCAACAGGTGCAGCAAAACTCCTCGGTCGCCTCGATGAGCGTCACGGCGTGCTCCCGCACATCGGGCATTTCAACGAGGTGAGCATAAAAAGGGACGCCCCGGAGTGGGATCTGCCGGGGCGCGTTTCACACACAACAAAAGACTGACGTATCCGAGTATCGCATATCGAGGGTAGAATGGGAGAGGCCCGCACCGCGCTAACGGTACGAGCCGAGCAAACCGAGTCGAAGGAGGACTCAGTATGCCAAGACTCAGTGTACATCCCATGCGAATACCATTCTTGGGCAGCGATGAAATCCCGCTGTACCAATCCCAAGACCTCGGGCTACCATCGCTACGGCGGTCGGGGAATCAAGGTCTGTGAGGAGTGGCAGCATGACTTCCAGGCGTTCTTCGATTACATGGGTCCACGGCCATCCCCAGATCATCAACTAGACCGCATCAACAAACGATGGGAACTACGAGCCCGGTAACGTGAAATGGGAGTACCCGCCTCGAACAGATGAACAACAAGAGCAACACGGTGATCGTCAGAAACATCCGTTCATCGAGTCGGGCTCAGAACGCCTGACCTTCGTCGAAGCCATGCACAGAAACCGGGTTATCCGAAGGCGGTATGCGCAATCGCCTCCGGCGGAACTGGCCTAAGGAAAGACTTCTGGAACCGATCAGAGTCTATCGAAGACGATCCAGGATTGAATCCTAAGAAGCCCAGACACGTACGCCCAGCGTATCTGATCCACCGGGCCGTGCGCGACTCGTATGGCTAAACAAACAAAACCGGACTGACGCCCTTGAGCCTATCACGATTTCTTCGGCTTCGCCTTCCCCGCCTTCGACAGGCTGATCGCGATACTTTGCTTCTGGGGATACCCCTCTTTTCGAAGCTTGGAAATATTCGAACTTAATCGCGCCTTCGACGACCCACGTTTTAGCGGCATGTTTCCTCCATTCTACGGGCATCGGCTCAACCGCTCGCGCCTTCCCCGTCTCTCCGCACGCTTCGCACACAAACTTCCCCGCCGCCTCCAGCCTCACCAAAAAGCGAGCTGCACAGCGGACAACTCCGTTAGCGTGATCAGCATATACCGTAGCTCCGAGAAATTTGCCTCTAAGAAACACGAAAACCCCAGGGGTCTGGGGCAGTCGTGCGCTTAATTTTTTTACTGTCCGATCAACCAATTAACACCCCGAGAGTATCACAAACCACTGCTTTTTCCACAGGCCCCCACAAAAAACCACTTGCACCCAACCTCCCGCCGGGTCCATGATGGGAACGCTTAATTCGTGTCCGGGGTCAACTCCCGGTGAGTCCGATCAATGAGTAAACGACGACGTGGTTCTTCAGATCCAAACGCCTGGAAGCGCTGCGCCGCCGACCTTCCTCCTAGCCTAGACTCCGAACAACTCCGCGATAAACCCGGCTTCCGCCTCATGGCCGGCCGCCCCAAACCTTCCGCCCGTCAAAGTCATCTTTTCCGCCGATCGCGGCATCGACCGCCGCGCTGAATTCGGCCTCTCTTTTTCCGAACTCCCTCACGTGGAATCCCGCAGCAGTCACGCCAAAACTGGGAAGCTCAGAAACCGGATCCGCTCACCCCAGACCAAGCCCTGCCCCCTTCGCGGGATCGCGCTCCATGTCGTGCCCGACTGGTAAGCGGTTCGCCTCAACCCGGGCACTCCGACCAAACCGTCTGCGGACTCTTTTCCCTCTGCGGTGAATGACGCTAGGCAGGGTTTTCGCAGGGCTGTCTCTAGGACGCATGGAGCTTGCTCCCCTCTGTGAAAGCGGTAAGACGTAGCACCGCCCGAAACTAGCGACCTCCAAGGCTGCTCTTCACCCTCGAAACTTGGCCCCCTGAAAAATACAGAGGATCGGCGTGTCAACGGGGGTGATTAATAAATAAAAGGGGGGCAGGAAAATCGCTCCCTTCCTTACCCAATAACCGAACTCTAGTGTTCCCGACCTTCGGTTTCCGAAATTCCCCCACAACCTGAAAATTCCACCACGCTCGGACTTTGCCAGCAACTGAAAGCGGCGGCCCCCCCGGCCTGGGGGTGCCCCGGCCCTATGTGTGAAGCGCTTGGTGTGGCAGAGTGCTCTTAATCGGCAAGCCCAGCCGCGTCCCACCATCGTGAGACGCAGGTCGTCGACAGCACGCGCAGCGTCTGGTCGTCGACCGTCCTTCCACGCAAGAGCTGGTTCTGAGCTGGCAGTGGGCGCAAATACCCCGGTTGCGGGTGTCCCTTTGCCCCGGATCAGGGCGTCGACAGCCCCACTTGGCCGAAATACCCGGCAGAAAGGCGCGGGTTTTG